CAGATTAAATGTTGAAGTATCAATCTTTCTATTTAAATCTGCGATGTGATTTACCATTGTTTTTTGGTCGTCACTCATTGCGTTTATTTCGTACTCTTCGCCATCAAGGTTTAACATCGCGGCATTTTCTTTTTTATTTTCTTTTTTAGCCATTGTATCTCCTTACTTTCTTTTTAGTCCTAACTTTTGCATTAGGGTTTTGTTTTCTTCTTCAAGCTTCTGTATGTGCTGCGATTCCATACCTTCTACACTAGCAGTTAACACAGTAACTTTATTTTGTAAATCTTCAATCTTTCTTTCGTGTTCCGCAAATTTCATTTGTGCTTGATACCAAGAGCCAGTAACAATCGCAACTGCTACCATAGCTTTGATAAGAAAAGCAACAGAAATGTGAATTTGCGCATCTTCACTAATTGCGCTTTTCACTTTGCATACCAATCAATAGATTCTTTGACATCATTTGTTTTTAGGTCAAGCTCTCCATCAAAATTTGCTTTCCAAACTTTTACTTTTTTACCATTTCTAAATAAAACCACACTGGGGAAGTTTCTTAATCTTAGTTTTCTAACGGTTTCAGGAACTTTTTTTGAAGGTATAATCATCATCTGAGTTCCCTTGTAAGCACTATCACCTTCTACAATAAACTTACCTTGATAAAATTTTTGTTTACTATCACTTGACCATTCAGCTGTAAACCTTACTAAATGCATCCCTTGATAAATAGCGCCATAGAAATTTTTATCAGTTACCTCTTGCTGACCAAAAGCTAACGCTAGTAATAATAAAAATCTCATCTTACTTTAATTCTTAAATCAATTACTTGTTGTCTTAAATCTTTAATTTCATCTTGCATTTCTTCAACTATATCGTAAATCTCGTCTTGTGTTTCCTGAAGATTACCAACCTGTTGCTTGTATTGTTCATAACTTGGACTCCAATTATATCCTTCTGCTTTGCTAGGGTATTCTTGAGAGAATAAAGAGACAGGAACAGGTAGCTCTTTAGCTTCTTGAATATCTGCTTGTAGCATATACCACATTCCAATAAGACTACTAAGACCCATTCCTCCAGCTATCATAGTTTGTAAGGACAAAGTAAACTTTGACCCTAATATCTTTTCTTCACTTATTTCTTTACTCATCCTTGCATCCACAACAGCAGCAACAAGAGCAATCTTTATTTGTCATCTTCAGTCCTTTGCTTTGGTCTTTGTTTAGGTTTTCTATTAATTACAACACTTTTTGTGTATACTGGCTGTATAAAATCTTTTGTTTCCCAGTAGCGAAAATCGTTTGTATTCCAACCAATAGCATACGTATTAGGCATATAACGATATTTAAATGCTGATGTATTGTACACCTTTACCACTCTACCGCTATCAGAATAAGTTATAGTTTGGTAAGGTACAGGTTTTGTATCTGCCGTGCTTATTGTTAGCCCTATTGCTAGTCCTAATAAAAACTCAAGCATTAGTTACTACCGTTATTAATTCTTTGTGCATTTATATATAATTCTTCAAAATCTAAAGACACTGAATCCATTTGTAATTGTATTGTTCTTATTAATGAATCTACTTCAAACATCTCCCTGGACAATTCTTCGTGACTTTTTCCAATATAATATTCTTGACAGCTAAATATGCTTACCATAAACGCCAAGACAAATCCCAGTATTACAAATCCGTGTAATATCTTACTTGCATCAGCCCATTCGTTTAATTTTTTACCCATCTACCAAGGCTTTCCTTTTCCTCGAGTTGGATTTTCTTGAGCGTCTATTTGATTTGCAATACCATCTTCTATTGACTTAACCTCATCATCTCCAAGCTTTGCTTTTACCCAACCAACAACTGTATCTTCATCAAGCTTATCATATTCTACAAAAGCATTATCTTTCCAAGGGTCTTTAGCTTCTATCTTTACATCACCTACTTTTTTACCTTCAGGTATATTATCGCCATCTTTATATTTTTCCTCAGAAATTTTATCCGAATCAACTCCAATAGAACCATAGTTTCTACCAGAGTATGTAACTTTTGCGCCATCTTTTGTTACTTCTTTTGAATCATTAGCGTCCCAATGAACAGATGTAACTACGTTTGATTTACTGTCTTTTGAAACCTGATAGTCTAATTGATTTATTGACCATTTAATTGCCATTTTATTCTTTACTTTCTTTTAATGAATCATCCCATGCTTTTTTTATTTCATCGGTGAACATAGCTTCTGTCAATGCTTTAACCTCAGAAGATTCTTCTGAAACATCATCGCTTGGTTGTATGGTTCTTCTTTTATATGATGCAGATAACTGAACACCATCTTCCATAATTGCAGTCTTTTCTCTAACTGAAATTACATTGTAAGGTTTGTTTACTTGATAATCGTAAGTTATTTTTTTTTCTAAAGCCATTATTTACTCCTGTTTTCCATTTAATTATCTAATTAAAATCAATTTGTTCAATTTGTTACATATGTCATTTGAAATATGAATCCACCATCAGTTGAAAGCTCATCAAATGTTAATTGAGAGGTTCCTGTTGATACATCCCAAGAATTTAAAGCAGCGTATGCTGAACCATTGTGGTCTAAATTTAAAGATATATGACCTGTTGCAGTTATGTCTAATCCTTGAGCATATCCAATCGTACCAGCAGAGTACAAATTAGATGTTGAATGAGAAACATAAGGTATGTTTCTTAAATAAACAAAAGCACTTCCACTAATGCCACTTTGACTATTGCAAACAACATACCCTTGAATATGAACTTTATCTCCAATTTTAGTATATCTTGCAACTGCTGTACTTGTTCCAGCGAGAGTACCTCCACTAGCCGCATTAGCTAATTGTGGTGTCCAAGTACCTTCTTCGTAATCATCAAGAGCGTTTGCTGCTGCTGTATCACCATTGAATGTTATACCACCACCATTGAGAATACGTAATTTTTCACCATCACTTGTTAAAAATCTAAATATTGAACCACTAACATTATTTTGAAAATAACTTTGACCTCCTACATTAGCAATCCAAAAATGTCCAGTTGCATCTGTGTCTGTTAATGCTATTGTAGGTTGTACGTTCTTTATAGATAAACCTCTTGAAGCAGAACCAAAAGAAGTTAATGCAGTTGAAGGTGAGTTGTCTCCAAGTCCCAAATCTCCATCACCTGTAAGACGCAATTGTTCAGCAGGACTTACAGAACCAACAGCAATAGTTTCAAAAGTCATAGCAGTCTCTTGATTAGACCTATTATCATTACCATCACCAGTTGTAACAATAGTTTTAATATTACCACCTTGATAAGAAAAATCTGTACCTTGACCTTCAAACATAATTTGACCAAGTACATCACCTGCTTGGGTATCAGCTTGACCGCTACCAGAATTATTTCTTGCTCCAAGTGCAAGTTTTATTTGACCACCTATGGCTGAACCTGTTCCTCCAAGATTAGATTGAATTATCATTCCTGTTTCAGATGAGGTTGAAGCAATGTGCATATTATTGTCTGGACTTGTTGTGCCAATACCTACTTGTTGTGAGCTGTCTATATGCATAGCGGTATTTTGTCCACCAGTTCTAAAGTTTAATTCACCAGAACCATTGTTTGCAGTAATATATACTTGCCCTGCTCTGTCAAACTCTATATCGGAACCATATCTGAAATCTATGTTACCTTGAAGCCCATCTAACCTTAAAATGTTTTCTTCATCAGATACAAGCGTGCCTCCAGGAGTACTCGTATTAAGTGTAAATAAAGCAGTGCCATCTGCTAGCGACACTTCAAATGCGTTTGCATCGTTAGAACCTGGTATTACCTCTACTTTGTTTGTTGCTAATTTTAAACCAAATGTGGTTCCGTTATCACCGTCTTTTATAGTAACTAAAGTATTTCCGTTACCGCCACCGTCTGTATCTGTATGCAATAATTGTTCGTAACTACTTGCTATTGTTTGTCCGTTTAAGCTTGCCATAATTTTTTATCCTGTATGTTCTTCCCACTTAACATTGTCTTCTTCCCAGTTAAGTTGAGTGATATTCCAAATAACATCATATATTGACTTTAAAAAGTTTAATTGTGTTCTTCTCCAAGTAATCATTATTCTTTTAACGCTACCATATTGTCAGCCGTTGTGCCACTTTGATACACCTGAGTTATTTGTATAGGTAGTATCTGACCACTTGCTACGTTACTAAAAGTTATACCACTTCCGCTTGTTCCCATGTTAACCTTTACATTGCCACCTGTTCCAACGTATAAAGCATTATGGCTAAGTGAACCATGATTTCCACTGTCTATATCTATCGCAACAGCAGTTCCATAAACCATATCCGCTAAAGAGGCTTGAGCTGCTTCTGTTGCCGTCTTTATATCGTTAGTATCAGAATCTATAGTAGTAAGTAAAGCTTCATTGGCCGCATGGTCTACGTTAGCTGCTGTCAAAAGAACTTCAATAGCTGCCATGTCTACTTTTATTGCATTTGTATCAGCGTCAATCCCTGTTAACAATACTTCATTAGCAGCGTGGTCAACATTCGCAGCTGTTAATAAAACCTCTATTGCTGCTAAATCTGTAACTGCTGGGTCATCAGAGGCTAACGTAACTCTTTGTACTCCAGATGCTACTGCACCAGCACCACCAACAAAATCTGTTCCTGCTATGTTAGCATTTACATTTAAATAATTTCCATCTACCGCATTGTCTAGTAATTGCAACGCAGTAATCATTGTAGTTTGATTTGCTGCCGTAGCCCCACCAGAAGGCAAAGCAGACGATACGATATCTACTTGCACGTGACCTGCTGAGTCTACTAAAGGAACGGTGCTAGTTCCAGACCCATCGGCTGCTGTATTGGCGTATATAGTTACGCTGTCATTTGCCTTATCCAGAGAAACATCTATCGCTACATCTCCACCCTCTGTAGTTAAGGTAACATTATCTATATCAACCTTTAAAGCATCCTCTCCTGAGTTTAAAACTTTGTTTAAAAGCTCATCGGTTTGATATTTTCTTACATCTGCCATAATAAATCCTTTTACGTAAAGTCAGCCATCAAGACTCTTCTTGGGCCACCTGTTTTATCTCGTTTTTGCATACCATTCTTTTTTACTGACTCATTGTACTTGTTTTCATGTATACTTGCTAGATTTAAACTTACACTAGCAATATTACCATCACCTGTTGTACCTGCTCTATCTTGATACAATCTTGCTTTTACATAATCTACTATAGCACTATGAAATACGTTGTCCACATCAGGTGTATCTGTTATTGCAGATACTGCATTTGGCTCTGCGTAGTAATGCAGTAGTAAGCCATTGGTAACTGCTTCATTGATTGGTTTATATTGTCCGTATTTACTATGATACGAACCTTCCGTATTTCCTTTTAAAGTAACCAAACCTAAATGATTGCCTTTAATAAACCATGCTATATAATCTTCGGGGTAATTGTATGTACTTGCCATTAGTCTATATCCATTGTTGGTATTTCATTTTCTAAGAGTCTTGGTATTTTTACATAGACTCCTTTTGAGTCCATAAAGTCCACTCTAAACACTTTGTTTATTTCTACACCAGAATTGGTATCACTTAGTGTATACCACTGCTGGTCCGCTACTGTATTTGTTTTAGCGTATTCTACTTTTGTATTATACTTTCCCATTTCCACAATAGCTTCATTGATTAAATTTATAATGTATGTTTCAGGAGCGTTTGGAAAGGCTTGCCTTACTCTTGATATAATCTTTTTAACAGTTAATGCGTGTACAGCCATCAGTCAGAATCCTTTCCTAATAATCCTACCTGCGTATAAGTTCTTGTTTCATTTTCCCAATTATTATCTATCGCTGCAAAAGAGCCAAGCAGTGCAAAGCTGGGACTCGTGTTTAAATTTACAAGCGTAGAGCTTGGGCTAGTATTTAAAGATACTAGCGTAGACGATGGTGATGTGTTCAATGCTACCAGAGTGGAGCTAGGAGAAGTATTTAGCGAAACCAATGTCATGCTAGGGCTTGTGTTCAATGTTATATTAGTGAATGCCATTACCCACCCCTTACAATCTGTATACCTTTATCGTAATCAGCCTGCAACTTTGCTTGTTGTTTTTCTAGCCTTGCATACTCTGCATTGTCAGCTGCTATGCGCGTCTGCACTTCGTTGCTGTATGCTTGTGCAATATTCAGTTTTGATTGTATTTGCGAAAGATAAGCGTTGGCTGTTCCTAAAAACCCTTGTGCTGTGTTATTGTATGCACTAGCAGTACCTAAGTATCCCTGTGCTACATTTCCATAACCGCCGGCAGTACCCAAAAACCCTTGAGCTACTGATACTTGTGCTTGGACCTGATTAACCCTAGCAGATACTTCGTTTACATAACCCTGAGCTTCTCCAAGACTGCCTTGCGCTTCACTCAAAAATCCATTACCTGCGTTTACGTGAGAAGATGCTAGCTCCACATCTTCTGCTGTATTAGCAGTTACCGCACTATCGAACTGTGTATTTGCTAAACCTACTGCTGTATTGACTCTATCTACTGCTGTATTTATTGCAGTAGTTGCTGTATCTATTCCTGAGTCAACCAACACTAATGCTTCATCTAGCTCTGCATTTGACAGGTCCACCTCTGCGTTCATTAAGTCTACCTCTATATTAGCCAGAGCTATTTCCGCTGTTGCCTTGTCTACCTCTCCGTTTGCCAATCCTATTTCTGTCGCTGCGCTATCTGCAATAGTAAGCGTTTCATCTATTTCTGCATTAATTGCAGTTAACGCTGTAGTTATATCTGAATTGCTTGACTTGCTACCTAATAAATTTTGTAAAGATTTTATAGCTGCATATATCGGAACTAAGTATTCTGCTTCGTCTGGAAACTTAGCTATTGAGCTATCTCCAAAAGCTACAGCGGGATATGCTAATGCTTGTACATGAGCGTTTTGCGAGTTAGATGGTTCTGGTACTACAGATAAAAGATTGTTACTAATATAATACACTGGGTCTGTTGCGCTTGCTGCCATCATATCATCAGAATCTCTAACCCTGCCTTGCAACTCAGCAGGCACCGCTCTACACGGTTGATTGATTGTACCGTCATCTCTTGTCACTGCAAATACTTCAGAACCAGCAACGGTATAATTTGTAGAGCTACCGTTTAATTCATTAGAGGTAGTAAACAGCCTTTTTTTAAAATCAGGTAAGGTTGTCAATATTTCTTTTGCACCATCAGTTAAAAACTGTGTTAACTCTGTTTGAGTTGGTGCACTGCTACCATCTATAGATAGGCTTGTTAATCCTTCTACTTGTGCTTCAAACGTTGCCATCTAAAACTCCACCTTTTGATTTAATATCATCACCAATAGTTGTCTCTTTAAAATTAATTAAATCCTTACGGATTGCGGTTGCAAAGTTAGAATCCCTAACTATTACACTAGGGTTATATAATGGCGCACTTGCTCTCAGGCCACAGGACCTACAGTAAAACCATCCACCCTCATTGTCAGCTTTACAATGCTGACAGGTCATTACGCTCCACCGACAACCAAAGTCATTACTCTATCACCGGCTAGTGTTGCGTGGGTAATAGACAATACTTTATTGTTTGTAGAATCCAATGACTCAATAAAATCTTTTATGTCTCTAGCCATTGTTCCCACCGCACCAGTTTCAATCCCTGGATTTCCTGGGTGTATAAACACTTGAACTTTGACGTTAGCGTAATCAGCCATATTATTCCTCTTAAATTTTAATTTTACGGATTTTCGGGGCTAAACCTTTATACGAATAGCCCCACAGAAATCCAATCTGTTGTCTTTATATGTTCAGACTATGATGCAAAAAGCATAGTGCCAGTTGCTGCACCGTTAGTTACTCCGGCGTCAGGACTCCACTTACCGACATTTACATACCATTTACCATCGTTTTCGCAAACAAATTCAATGGTAGAACCAAGTGAATATATGTTTACAGAATCGTTAGTTGGTGTAAATACCAGATTAGTTTCTCCAGCAGCAGATACATCATAAGTAACTTTATTACTTGATGTAGTTGGAATAACACATCCTGTTTCCCAAACATCAGAACCAGCGCAATCAAACGTTAACACTGCGGTTCCTCCTCGTGGGTCATCTGTAAAATTAAACACTAACTTAGAACCAGCAATAGCAGGAGGCATGGTTGCTGTAACAGCAGATGCCCCTGTATATGTTGGTTCGTTAATTGCGTTATTTTGCAGAGTACAAGCGTTACTACCAACTGTAGGCGCTACGACATCTAATCCGTGGTAACTTCCAATGTCGCCTTCAACTTTAGCTTCTTGGTATTTACCACTGCTTTTATTTATTCTATCACTTATCATTATTCATTACCTCCTAGATTAAGGTGCTGTATAAGCAGATTCAAAGTTAAACAAAGCGTGTGCTTCAGGAAGAGAAACTTCAAGACCAGCTTCTGTAAGAACCATGTCTTTACGTAAGTCTTCATCTGCACTTTGTACGTTTGTCATAATATGTGTATCTCTGTTTACACCGTTACCAATTAGAGGTCTATAAGCAACTTGGTCTAAGTCTACCATACACATAAATCCAGCTGCAAAGCCTCTGAATAGTGGCTCTTTAACTAGAGTTAAATCACCGTGAATGGTTTCAACTTTCATAACTTTGTGCCCATAACTTCCGCTTTCTTGCGCCATCAAAGGATGTGCAGCAGAATATGCACTAGATAAGAATGTTGAAGAACTTGCCAGTTTGTTAAAGAACGTAATAACCGGCATTGAGCATAAAGCAAGTTTAGCACCTGAACCACCGCGAGCGGGGTCAAATACAACTTCTAAGTCAGCGAGTAATGCGTCATAAGTAAACTGGTCATCAGCTCTTGTTGAAAAGTACCCTTTATCTTCAGTGTAAGATAACTGTGCGTTATCTTTAATCTGAGACTGTGAATTTTTCACAATACTTCCAACAATACCGTCTGAGTATCCGATACCATTGACACTACCACCTTGACCAAAGAGCATAGCTCTTTCAATGTCCACTTTGTGCTCTCTAAGTTTTAGATTCCAAATCCTATCAAACTCACTAGCGTAACCGCGATAAACAGTAGCTCTTGATGAATTAGTTAATTCACAAGATGTTTTGAATATTTGTGTATACCCAATACCGTTGTCGAGTTCGCGAGAGAATGAGTCAGGAGAACCTGAACCTTCTTCAAAAGCACTTCCAATAATAGTACACTTTGTTTGGTCAGCAGCAGAGGTAGTTGAACCTGTTGCAGCAGAAATAGTACGACCTGTAAAGGTTGTTGAGCTTCCACCGTCTACTGGTGCGCTTTCAATGCGTACAATCGCTGTTTCTGGTTCGTTAGTTGATGAGTTTGTTTCACCAACAGCAAATACCATGCCTTTGATTAAAAAGTCTACTGATGCCTCACCTTCTGTTTCTACTGTGTACGTAAGTGTACTGTTAGCAACAGGAACAGTGTGAGCAGCTGCGAGACGAAAACTTCTATCAGTCATATCAATCTTGTTTCTATCTTTCAGCCATCTAAACTGAGGGTCATCCGTTGGAACTTTGGCTACCTTGGACAAATAAACAAAAAATGGTGATTCTTCTGGAGCGAGGTCTGCTACTCTATCGCTAAAGTTAAACAGTCGCCTCGAAGGAATCGTGCTGTCTATTACTGCACCGGGGTCTCCAACCTTCAAAGGATGAGGATTATTATATGTTGACATTATATAATTCCTTCCATGAATTAGTTAATTAAAGTACGCTATTTCGACTTCCCGCTTTTACGACACCCTCCCAAGCTTTGTCTACTCCAGATTTTGGGGAACTAGGAGCTCCACCTTGAAGTACACCAGCCGTTCTAGGCTGTTCTTGAGCTTGTCGTACAGCTTGAGCAGTCTCTGGTCCGTTACCTTTATTTTTAACGTCCCGAAATAGCTTCACCAGATTCGATAATCCAACAGACTCTTTAGGTTGTGTAACAAATCCCATAAACTCTTGAACGTCATCGTTTGAAAATTTATAGGTATTACGTAACTCATTAACAGTATTGTTGTATGTTATCTCCTCTTGCATTTGTTGTTTTTGTTGCGCCATCGCATTGTCTACTACATCTTTGGCAAGCTGCATCTCTTGATTTAGCCTGAACTTAAAAGATGGTGACTCTGGACTGTAAAACGCATCCCAAGGGTTAAAATCTTCTGGTTTTAAACCTTCTTGATTGACTTGCTGTGGTTGTGCAGGTTGATTCATATTTTCCTGTAAGACATTAACGAGGTCCGGGCGATTCTCTAGTAGCTCACCTAGTGGCTCTAGTCGTTTTAGCTTATCAACTTCAGACTGTGACTTATCGTACATTGACTGAAATTTCTTTGCTTCTACCTCCCACTCGTTTAATGGGACCGATTCGCTTTCAACATTTTGCTCGGGAGCAGAATAATCTACTTCGTCAATAGCATCAACCTGTGGCTGTGCCTCTACTCCACTTACTTCATTGTCGTAAGCTGCATTGGTTTCTTCTCTTACTTCTGATATTATATCGTTACCTTTGTTTGCTAAACCATCAGCGGTTTGCATGGCCTCTGTCTGTGTATTGTCCATTGTATTTCCTTAATAGATGTCTCTACGCTTCCGGAGCAGAACTAGCATCTTTTCTAACATTTGCTAATTTCTCCGCTTCGAGCTTCACCTTTGTTTGTAGGTTGTTTAATTGAACTCTCCTATCAGCTTTGGCGTCTGAAGCAACGTCTTGTAGTCGAGATTTAAATTTCTCAACCTCGACACGTTTTCTGTCGCTAACAGACTCCCTTTGGGCAGTCTGGAGGTCTCCCTCCAAATTCTTTATTTGTTCTTCCATTGCCTGTATTTGTCTCTGTAATAATGCTTTCTCTTCAGTGCGGCGCATAATACTCTCCTTGTCAAATATCTCTGGATTCTTTTTTAATACTTCTGTTTTATCAACAATGCCCATACGGAACGCTTCCATGTACACTCCAAGCTCTGCCCATTTGTTTGTTGGCAAAGTAGAACCTGGTTCTATGCGTATGTCGTGTTGTGATAAATTATGTCTTTCTTTTTTAATGTCGAGCATTGTTCCAATCTTTTCATCGTACATATTGACCGTTGCTTCTGTAATGTCATTATTAGCATTGAACAGTCTAAATATCTTTTTATATGTATAATGCCCTTTAGACAAGTTGTACAATACTTGACCTACTCTATTAATACTAAATTCTAAATCGCGTAACTTTGACTTAGGCCTTTCAGTACCTAATGCAATCATACGCTCAGTACCAGCTACGGTTTCAGGGGCTTTCTCTGAAAAACCGTGCATCATCTCTGGTAAACCAAACGTAAAGTCTATATAGAACTCACACTGCTGTATTAGTCTATAAAACTCAGAAGCCAATGGTTGAGGTGCTGGGAAGTGTGGCTCGCCTTGTGTTGAGTCAACTTCAATAACTGCATTTGGATTTGCCCAATCTCTCTCTAATTGTCCTAAATCCTCTACGCTTCCAAGTGGTACAAGTAGTTTAAGCCCACCAGATGCTTGAGCGTGGGAAACAGCAAGTGACCATAGTTTATTAAGAAGACGTTGCATTGGTCTAGCGCGCGATACGTCTGACTGTGGATACGGTGTTTCTGTAAATATATTTGGGAAAGGTATGATTGGATAATGGTCTGTGTTAAGAATGGTTTCATATAATACTATTTGACCAATACTTGCACATACTTTAATCCTTGTTTGTTTTACAGGAATTACTTCGTATTGACTTACTTCTATCTGTTCTCTGTTATTCTCAACAAACTCTGCATATTCTGGCTCACTAAGTACGGTCTCTTCTCCGTTTTGCATATCTATAATGCGGTAAAAAGTAACCTTTGTCTTGTAAAATCTTTCTAATATCTGGTATTTGTTTCTTTCGTAGTATTCTAATTCTTTTGTCTCTGCGGGTGTAAATACCTTTTTACTGTTGCTGTTCATAGCATCAGGATAATCTTCTTCAAGATACGTCTCAAGGTCTTGAATTATACCAGTTTCCATTTCACCGGTCTCTTCATTCTCTTGCTCTGCTAATTCTGGGTAGAGGCTAGTAACCTGTTCACCTGTAAGTATAGTAGAAAGGATGATGCTCTCGGCATCATCGTACCATCGGTTGCGCGTATTAGGGGAAACATAGACCCTGAAAGGATTTACATACGTGAACTTTACATCGCCTCTACCGAAGTCTGATTCGGGGTCAATGTAGCAATACAAGTAACCCATACCTGTAGTTGCGTAATCGTGTATTGCTTGCTTTAACTGCCAGTCACCATTTGATTGTCCCCATATAAAACCCATAATAGTTCTCCATAGTGAAGCAACTTTTACGTCTGAATCTTCTCTAGGAGTTATTGTAAAGGCTGGTGAACGTGAAGTTAATACTGCTTTAAATTTTTCAATGGCAGGACCAATTCTATCCATTGGCACATCTGCTTGATTTCGTGACTGCAACTCATCTACTTCATCAGAAGTATAATGATTGCCATGATAAAAGTCTATATCATAACGAGATTCATTATCCCAAGTTTGTCTTGCATCTCTATACCGCCTGTACAGCTCTTGGTTGTAATCCGCTCGTTTATCTTTTTCTAATACCATTAACTTCCTTCTGCTGCAAGTCGCTGAACAAGGACTCTGTTTATTAAACCCTTAACCTGTGGATTTAAAACATTCGGTGCTACATTATTTCTTTTTAACATACTGCCTTGATTTTTAGACAAAGGTGTTTCTAATCCATATATAGGCAAAATTGCTTCAGCTAGCTTTGGAACCTCTACTCTTTGCTCAATCGTTACACCATTCTCAGATTTGCTTTGGTATACATCAGGCTGTAAAGGTGCGATTCTTTGGTCGGATGCAATAGAACCCATTAAATTATTGTTAGAAACCATACCGCCTTCTTGTGCCATTTTCATTCCAGTCTCTTCTTTGTCGGAATCCGGAATGTAATACTTTCTATCACCCTTAGCATTTCTAAGTATTTCATCAAACAAATCTTCAACTTCTAACATTTGCTTAGGACTTCTAGGTCCCATAAAATCTGGATAAAGATAGCGTGGTATACTTTCTAAGAAAGGAAATATAACATCCATTTTTTCTTTTGGCTGCCTAGACATAGTATTTTTTTCAGCTTGTCTTCTTAATTGCACCTGTCCGCCTTCTTGCATAGGAACACGTTCTTTTGAGCTAGGTATTTCAGATTGTTTCATTCGCTGTCTTAATCTTTTTATCTGCTCTTCAATTCTTTTGTCTT